GTAAGATGTGGTGGAAGCAGCAACATTGATACTACCGACTAAACTTCCACTATAATTAAAGAAAGTGGCTACCTGTCCATAATCAGTTAACCTAACTAAACCCAGCGGATAACCCGCGTCTTTCGATATGCCTAGACCGCCAGCGATACTGACTTTTTCGGTTGTTATTTGTGCAGTAGTAGTTCCAATACGCAAGTTTCCGCTGCTGTCCATGCGCATTTGTTCTGTATTACTGGTAGCAAAATACAAATTAGCAGCTTCTCTATTCCACACATATCCACCACCGCTTGCATCACATATTAAATCAAAACCATCGCCAGTGCCATTACCGGTGCCTGTGTTTGACAGTTTAAGGTAAGTGGTTTGCGCTACTGGACTGTGTATATTTACATTCGTCCCAGGACCCGCAGCCGCAATCGCACTCGTCCCAATTCCCACGTTCCCGAGGCTGTCGATGCGGAGGCGTTCTGTTGGGGTTTGACCTGTTGCAGACGCATTTGTTAGTTGCGAGAATATTAAATTCCCTGCGTTATCGCCACTAATTAAGTTTCCTTTGAAACCTCTTGTTGTGAAGGTGTTTACACTTTCTTCACCATCCGCACTAAAGCCAATGTAAGGATAACCGCTACTGCCCCACGCACCTAGTGTTCCATAATAGCCACTACTATTATTACCGTGTCCAAACTCTATGGACGCACCATTGTACCTACCACTAAACCGAGCAATAGTTTGAGGGGGGACTTGAGCAGTGTATGTCTGTCCACCCGAAGTGATGCGCATACGTTCTGTGTTGTTTGTGCCAAACGTCATTGGAATAGCTGTTATAGAGCCTGTTGTAAACGCAGAGGTTGTTGCATAGCTTTGCGCTTGGCGAACGCCATTTGCTTGATGCTCAATAATCCCCGCAGTTGAGCCATTAACACCAAAAGTTGTGTACCCAGCACCATTTGCAGTAGCTGTACCACCAATGCCCACGTTGCCTTCGCTGTCGATGCGCATATGTTCGACTGGGCCAGAGGCGTCTGATGTCGTTCTAAAAATAAGGTCGCTATCTCCACCTGCTACACCTAGTGATGCAATTTCAGACCTTGAGTACTCTGTTCCAGAAGAAGAATGAAGTGACCTTAAAACAAGTTTAGCTTCACCTGTTGTGGTTGATGCTAGACCAGCACTTATTTCAATAGCTGTCGATGCGCCTGTACTATTAACCTCAAGCAACTCACTAGGCGAACTCGTCCCAATGCCCACTTTACCGCTGGTGTCGATGCGCATACGTTCTGTACCGCTAATTCCAAACTTTACTTCTGACGCATTGACGAACATCGGCGTGTTTGCCGACTGCGCCAAGTTCACCGCCTCAAGTACAGTGCCGAGATAGGTGGAGTTGTAGCCTTGAACTCGAAGCATATTGGTTGAGCCAACAGCCGCAAACAATGTTGCGTTATCACCGCCGAGCGATACCAATTTGCCATAACCACCAGGCGAACTCGTCCCAATGCCCGCGTTGCCTGTCGTATTCAGACCGCCAGTGACATCCACGCCTGTGGCTGTTGCTGTTAATTTAATTGAACCGTCACGAATAATTTGAACATCATTAGAGCTAGTTATAATAGCTGTTTCACCCGCACTCAAAAGTACATCAGTCTCAGATAATTTCAATGCGTCAACAGTGGCAATACCACCAATTTCAGCATCACCTGTTACGGTCAGTTCGTCTGCCGTATTAAACCGTGTTGGTCCTGCGCCTATATAGCCCATAGATTATTCCTTACGTGATTTCAAGAATAGACATAGCAACGTCAGCAGATGATGCAGTATTACTAGTGACCTTAATAGTATCACCGGGTTCCATAACAATCTTCTGTTCCCCGCCTACAACAACTAAAGATGAACCTACAGGAATAGGGGCATCCTTAATAATATAGACACTATCTTCTGCACCACTTGTACGTGTGCTTGCATCTAGCTGTACATCAATTTCAATCTGGCTTGTTACAATGTTAGCACAAGTAAGACCAATAATAGTTGTTTGAGTAGATGAAGGACAGGTATAGATGGTGGCAGGTGATGTGCCTATAGCTGTGTCTGTTTCTGATTTAAATGCGTTTGCCATTATTTACTCCAAATGTATACTAATTATACCATACTTGTACGTGTTTGTCAAGTAAATTATCCTAATGCAATTGCCAATGCTACTGCAGCATTATCTGCGGCTACTGCTGCAAAGGCTGTTGTAGCTATTGTCGTGTTGCTTGTACCAGCAGATTGAGTAACACCAGTCACTGTGGTAGATAGAGTTCCACCATTAATTGTAGGTGTTGTTAGCGTTTTATTTGTAAGTGTTTGTGTACCAGTAAGAGTTGTTACAGTGCTATCAATTGCAATGTCATTAGCATTAGCGTCAATACCTGTACCACCAACTACATTAAGAGTTACTGCACCTGTTGTACCACCGCCAGTCAAGCCATCGCCAGCAGTTACTTCAGTGATATCGCCTACGGGAATAGTAGCTACTTGGGTATCTACATATGCCTTAATTGATTGTTGGGTAGCAAGATGACTGGCACTGTCTGATGCCATATTATCTTCATCTTTAATAGAAGTTCCACTTATTGTACTGTTTAATACAGCACTTGTCAAGGTTTTATTTGTTAGTGTTTGTGTATCAGCTAGTGTAGCTACAGTGCTGTCAATTGCAAAGCTTATTGTTTGAGCAGAACCTGTTGTATCAATGCCTGTTCCACCCGTAAATGTTAAGGATTGGCTATCTAAATCAACATTCTGCGCACCGCCGCTATCACCAGAAAAGTCTAAGTCCTGCGCAGTAACTTGTGCATCTACATACGCTTTAATAGATTGCTGAGATGCCACTTTAGTAGCACTGTCAGATACCATATTATCTTCATCAAGAAATGCTGTACCGCTGATGCCGGTATTTAATATGGCATTTGTAATTGTTGGAGTAGTAAGTACAGGTGTTGTTAAAGTTTTGTTTGTAAAAGTTTGCGTACCTGCTAGTGTGGCTACAGTACTGTCAATAGCCACAGTAAGTGTTTGTGCTGACCCTGTAGTATCAATACCAGTACCACCTGTAAATGTCATTGACTGACTGTCTAGGTCTATACTCTGTGCGCCACCTGTATCACCTTGATAATCAAAGTCCTGTGCAGTTACTTGTGCATCTACATAAGCCTTAATAGACTGCTGTGTAGCCAATGCTGTATCGCTATCCGATACAAGATTATCTTCATCTAGGATATCTGTAACAGTTGTTGTAGGCATTGCAATACTGTCTAAGTATGCTACACCATCCAAATATAAATCTTTCCACTCTGCTGCACCACTACCAATATCACGAGTGTTGTCAGCATCTGGAATTAAATCTGCACCAAGTGTACCTGATACGATTACATTGCCAGAAAGAGTCATAGTACCAGCAATGTTAGCATCACCAGCTAAATGTAAATCTTTAAACTTAGCACCGGATGTGCCTAAATCAATATCATTATTCGTTACAGGAACAATAACGCCATCTTGAAAACGTACCTGCTCTACCGTAGAACCTGCACCACCAGCATCTACAAATACACCTACACGATTATTTGTGTTATCTACTACAACTTTATTTAACGGAGTAGTAACGCCGGGGTCTCCAATCAATCCGATGACTGGACCCTCTGCTGCTGTACCGTCATGTTTATGACCAGATGAATTATTAAATGCTGCTAGTACTTGGTCAAATTCATCATTACTGTCAGCAGCATCAATAACATCACCGTCAGTATATGTAGATTGTCTAGTATATCCTGCCATTACCTTCTTGCTCCTGCAGTAAATTCTAATTGAAACCCTTTAAGGGTATATGCGGAAGATGTATCGTTGTCTACAACTCGCATTGCTATAGCAAACCCACTACCCTCAATAGGCTGTCTAACTAGAGGGTTAGATTGACCACCGTATGTTGCTGTTCCGTATACAGATGTACCATACAAGGCAACAATCTGAGAACTGTCAAACGGATATGCAGCAGGTCTTGCTACAGTAGGTGCTTCATAATCATATCTAATAAACAAGTCTGAGTTAATTACACCAGTAGGCGCGTAGTTAATAATAACCCTTTGAAAATTTTTACGTAGTCCAGCATCACCCATTGTCATGTCAGGAGAACGATATCGTCCTATAATAGATGTACCATCAAATGTATTACCTTGTTCTTGTCTATACACATAGCCATCAAAGCCGCCATGTAGTACATAAGACTCCCCTTGAACAACTAGGAAATCTGTCGATGCTGGTTGTATACCCTCTAACTCAGAAAACTCAAAACCTTTATCTTTTAATACGGCAATAACACCACGAGTTTTTGCAGAATTAGCTCGTCCAGTATTAGTAAAAAATAATCTGTACTGTGTTTTACCCGGCACTACTACACTATCAAATTGCGATACATCAGGAAAGTTATCAAACAATTCTTGAATAGGTTTAGTAATAGTACCAAGATTAACGTCATTAATTTTTTCAGTTGCAGCTACAGTACGTATACCGTCTTTGCCAAGAAAAAGAACTTCACCTGCTAATTCTTGTATTGTAAATCCGTTAAGGCAACCCACATCCCTAGTAACAGGTTGCATTTGGAAATCGGCAATTGTATTACCTACAAGTCTAAAGATACGCTCTTCACAAAATATAAATAGTTCGTTACGAAAAGGAAACAAACCTGTAATAACACTATCAACTCGTATAGCACCAGCACCGTTTGCGGTACTAAAGTCATTATCAGTAAAAGGTGCAGTAAATACTATTTCTTCTGGATTAGAACTGTGTCCCGCAAAAAAGAATGCATTCTTATATCCAATAACAAATTTAGGGTCAGCGGGTGCGCCTGTAGCGTTTAAGTCTGTTACTGTTGTCCCATCATACTTACTTGCGTGATTAGCACCGTCTGCCCAAATAATAGTTTCAGTACCATTTAAATTATATCTAAAATGTGTATACTTACCTGCGCCAGTACGACCTGTATCAATAGCTGTCCATGAACCAGTAGTTCCAGCTTTATATACGCTTGTTCCTCGTGCGGCGATTACAGTATTATTACCAGCAAAAAAAGCAGACAATAATACAGGTTCTGTATCGGCAGCGGTATAAGGAACAACATTAGGGTTCCATTTTAAATACCCATCAATGCGTCTATACCCACCTCGAATATCCGGCTCGTAGTTTAATAATTCAAGAGCCATCCCCGGAGACATATTAAAAGTTGGCTGGTCAAGAACTAGGCCACCCTCTAAGGGAAAATAATACGGATTAAGGCCAGTTTCATCTGCCATGTTTTGTCACCTTAAAATCCTGCGTTAATGCCATACCCTTGAGAATAAGGTATATAAGTAGACCGTACATAATCTGCCCTATTCAAGAGCAGTGTCTGCATTTGTTTAATGCCATCTTCAAAACGAGCAAAGTTAATACCATACTGTTGTGCTTCACCCCGATACTGATATGAGTAAGCAGTAGCACCGTCAACTATAACCTGTCTAAACTGTTCTGGAATAAGGGGAACATCTGTAGCTGCAGCTAGTGCAGTAGGTTTGATAAAATATTCGTACTTTAACTCATACGCTTTATCTGGGTATGGAAATAATCCATAATTATTATCTGGTGTTCTAAATATAAACTTAGGAACACTGCCTACATTAGTGGTAGTTTCTTGATTAATATATTTTTGTGTATATTCTTTGTAGTCAATAATTCGTAATGTATTACCTGCAGCACCTAGTGCGCTATCACGGCTAATACGAAATGTGTCATAGTCAATTGATTGTGTATTAGCAGGTACTGTGTATCTAGTTTGTCCCGCAACTAAAGTTTCTGTTTGGGTTACATGCGTAAAAGGCCAACCAAATTCTCTTTGATTGACATAGTTAATGGCATCGTTTACAGCATTTTTACACTGAATTTGAAATCCCCTAGCTGCCGTAAAACTAGCGGCAGATAAGACAACCTCATTCATACGAGCAATTACTTCGTTAGTGATGTCTAAATAATCATATGCCATTACA